TGGTTAACGCTGACTTCGGTGGCGATGCAGAAGTACGCAATGGTCGCCTTCCCGGCACCATCCGTGGCTTCCGTGTATATCAGTCCAACAACCTTCCTTACAAAGGTACAGGCGCTGGTACATCTGCCTCTGCAGGTTCTGCAACTAACTTTGGTGTTCTGGTCGCAGGCCATGACTCCTCAGTAGCAGTAGCTGACCAAATTGCGAAAACTGAGAGCTTCCGCTCACCAGATACATTCGCAGACATTGTTCGTGGCATGCAGCTCTATGGCCGCAAAATCTTGCGCCCAGAAGGCTTGATCACAGCAAACTACAACTTGGCCTAATGGTTAAGCGGGGGCAGGGCAACTTGCCCCCAACACCCTTCTTTAAGGATCATCCATGCCTAGTACTTACCTAGATTTATGTAACACGGTGCTTCGCCGCCTAAACGAGGTCGAGATCGCTGCATCTGAGTTCGACACTGTTCGTGGTGTACAGGCTCTTGCAAAAGACAGCGTTAAGACTGCTGTTAGTAAGATCAATCAGGCTGAGTTTGAATGGCCCTTTAACGCCGCAGAACATACACAGCTTCTGGTTCAGGGACAGGAAGAGTATGTATGGCCTGAATTTTTAAAGGTAGCGGATTGGAACAGCTTCCAAATCCAGAAGAATACCGGTCTGAATACAGGCTTTAAAACGCTAAAGCTAATTGATCGTGATGAATGGTACGCCCGTCATCGTGACGGCGACTACGACAGCGGCAATCAAGGTCGTGGTGTCCCTGACTATGTCTTTGCCAGCCATGGTAATGGTTTTGGTGTCTCTCCTTCTCCAAACGCAGCCTACAGCGTCCGTTTCCGCTATTATCTTAACTATGCTGATCTAGCAGCATTCAACGATCAAACTCGTATTCCGACATCATTCGATAGCGTTGTGGTCGATGGAGCTTTGTACCACATGTACATGTTCAAGGATAATACTGAAGCGGCACAGGCTGCATTTATGAGCTTTGAAAACGGCATAAAAGATCTGCAGACTCTGTACATCAATAACTTTGAGTATGTGCGTGACACACGAGTGAATTTCTGATGCCCGACCAAATCGAAAGTTTTAAGGTCATATGTGCAGGCGGTCTGAACAGTAACGAAAATCACCTTGATTTATCGGACAATGCTTCAGGTGCTGCTACACGTTTGATCAACTACGAGCCGTCATTGTTTGGCGGCTATCGTCGTATCAACGGCTATAAAGAACTTGGCTATGCAGGTTCAGGCGGTCTAGGCGAAGTGGGTACATCCGCTACATCTGAGGGGCCAGTTCTTGGATTGGCTATCTATCAGAACTCACAGTACAACAACCCATTCTATATCGCTGCCCGTGCAGATCTTGGTGGTGCTACATACAGCTTTTATAAGTATGTCCCGCTAGTTGGTTGGCAGGTCATCAATACAGGCACTACACGCAATATGTCTGCGGGGTTGCGGTCAGTTAACCGTCTACGTCATGTGCAGTTTAACTATGGCGGTGGCGATGCAATCTGTTTTGTAGACGGCGTTAATCCTGCAATCGTATTTGATGGCAATACTTGGTACGAAATCCTGACCACAAACACTGGCGGTACAACAAGTCCCGGTGGTGCAATGTCCTTGGGCGCACCGTCCCTTGTAGACTTCTTCAAAAATACACTGTTTTTGGCAGGTGATCGTGGTTCTAGGCCGACAGTAGCATATTCAGCACCTATTACTACAACAGACCCGCATGGTTACCTAAACTTCGGTGCTGCATTCGGCGGTCAGCTATCGGCAGGTTTTCCTGTAGTGCAGATCAAGCCTTTCCGTGATAACCTTTTTATCTTTGGTTCTAATGCGATTACCAAAGCGACCGCAGACGTAGACAGTGCATTTATTACTGACCCTGTTACAGCTAACGTGGGATGCGTTGCGGCAGACAGTGTACTGGAAATCGGCGGGGACTTGATGTTCCTTGCACCTGACGGCTTACGTCCTGTCGCAGGTACATCTCGTATTGGTGACGTTGAGATTGAATCCGTATCTCGTAGTATCCAAGGTGCGCTAGTAGATATTATTTCTAACTACGACCTAGACACTTTGTGTGGTGTGGTTATCCGATCCAAGTCTCAGGTCCGTTACTTTGTAGGTGCCGATAACACAGAAAAGGTTGACGCTTACGGTCTGATTGGCGGTCTTACTGAAGCAGGCGGTAGCATTACTTGGAATTTCGGTGAGCTTATGGGCATCCGTGCGCATGTTGCTACATCAGATTATGTAGGTTCTAACGAAGTTATTCTGCATGGAGACTTCGACGGTAAAGTATATCAGCAGGAACAGGGTAATAACTTTTCTGGGGATGATATCCTATCGGTATACGCTACACCGTATCTGGATTTTGGTGATACGGATATCCGCAAATTAATGCGCCAAGTTAACACCTTCGTCCGTGCAGAGGGTCCATTTGAACTAAGTTTATCACTACGCTTTGATTGGGGCGATTACAATAATCCCAGCCCTTCATCCTACACCCAAGACAGTAGAGGTGGTCCTGTTGAGTACGCCGGTCGTAACATTGATTACGCAGGCGCAAACGTACTTTACGGGGGTAACTCAAAACCAATTATGTCCACTAATATCCAAGGGTCGGGCTTTTCTGTCCGTGCTGAGTTCGTATCGATTGGTCAATTTGACCCGTACTCAATTCAAGGCCTTGTTTTTGAATATTCCGTTTCAGGGAGACGATAATGGCAGGTTATACACGCCAATCAGCAGCGCAGATTTATAACGGTGCGGATATTACGGCACCGCCGCTAAATGCTGAATTTAATAAATTAGAAGATACTTTTGACGGCTCTTCAGGCCACAGCCATGACGGTACTACAGGCCAAGGTCCAAAGATTAACCTTGCTACATCTCTGAGCGGGTATCTACCTGCAGTTCACGGCGGCACAGGTGGTAAGAATACATGGGATTCTACATCCAATCCAACGACTAGCAACGATGCTACCGAGGGATATGCGGTAGGCTCTCTTTGGGAAAACACTACTACAGGTCGAGTATTTATTTGTGTAGGTAACATAGCAAATTCTGCAGTCTGGCGTGAACTGGTTCAGGTTGATGGTACAGCACAGGCTATTATCCCAGAGACTAACGATACAACTGATCTAGGCACACCAACAAACCGCTTTCAAGATTTGTGGCTATCTGGCGGGATTAGCGCACAAGGTAATATATCTGTTGGAGGCACCACAGCTTTAACAGGCCTGTTGACTGCTAACGGAGGATCAAACCTAAACGGTCTAACCACTGCAGCGCAGGTAGACGTTAACAGTGGTACGATTGATAACACGGTTATTGGGGGCAATACAGCCTCACCAATCACTGGTACAACGATCACATCCACAGGCGGTTTCACAGGTGATTTGGTAGGCGATGTAACAGGTAACGTAACATCTGCAGGAACATCGACCTTCAACAACATCACAGCCACTGGTACAACAACCGGTACGTTTGTAGGCGGTATCACAGGCAACGTCACAGCCACCACGGGATCTTCTCAGTTCAACAACGTGACCATCAACGGTACGCTCAATATGGATGGCGCTACAACCGCTACAATTGAGAACCTTACTGATCCGGTAAACCTGCAAGACGCAGCCACAAAGAACTACGTCGATGTAGGGTTAGCTAACTTAGTCGATGCCTCACCTGCAGCTTTAGACACGCTTAATGAGCTTGCGGCTGCGCTGGGAGATGACGCTAACTTTAGCACCACAATGACTACGGCTTTGGCTGGTAAAGTAGCAGACACAGGCGACACGATGACCGGCAACCTGATTATGTCAGGTGCTACGGTTACTGGCCTGCCGCTACCAACGGCTAACACTGAAGCGGCTTCTAAGCAGTACACAGATCAACAGGATGCTCTACAGGTAACCCGTGCAGGCGATACAATGTCTGGCTCTTTGAGCATGGGTGGTAATAAGATTACAAATCTTGGAACGCCAACTGCTAGTACTGATGCAGCCACGAAGGTATATGTAGACGGCATTTTACAGTCTGCTACAGCGGCGTCTGCAAGTGCAGCGGCTGCAGCTACCTCTGAGGCAAATGCTGCAGTATCTGAGGGTAACGCTTCTACGTCAGCCAGCGCATCTGCCAATAGTGCAACTGCTTCGGCTAATTCTGCAACAGCGGCGGCGGCAAGCTTAGATAGCTTTACTGATATATACTTGGGTGTGTTTGGGTCAGACCCTACAACAGACAATGATGGAAATGCCCTGCAAACAGGCGCTTTGTATTACAATTCAACGTCAGGTGACGAACAACTTAAAATATATACAGGCTCCAACTGGCAGCAAGCAGCTTTTACTTTGGGCCAAGCTCTTGCCAATCTGATTGAGGATACAACCCCACAGCTTGGTGGAGGGCTTGACCTTAACTCAAACGATATAACAGGCTCTGGTAATATAAACGTCACTGGAGACATTACAGCATCAGGTGCAATAACTGGCGACCTAACGGGCAATGCCAGCACTGCATCTGCACTTGAAACTGCCAGAAGCATTGGACTTACCGGAGATGTAACTGGCTCTGTTAGTTTTGATGGTTCAGGTGATGTTAGCATAACTGCTACTATTGCAGATGATAGTCATAACCACACAATAGCCAATGTTGATGGGTTGCAGACTGCCTTAGACGCAAAAGCACCTCTTTCTTCGCCTACATTTTCGGGAACGGTTACAGCTACATCTTTCACAGGTGATGGCTCCAATCTTACTGGTGTGGACTCGCTGCCTAGTCAGTCAGGTTATGCTGGTAAATTTTTAACCACTAACGGAACCGCACCCTCATGGGCAACGCTACAAGCTGAATCCGAAATCACCTCTAACCGTCCTTACTGGCTTACAGATACCTCAGTTACCAACCAGTTCGTCGGCAAGCATATCAAGCTTCACGTTATACCGGCAAATACGACAATCAGCGGCACATATCAAATGTCTGGAGGCGCTGAACTTTATGTCACTGAAGCAACTTCAATAGACAGTTTTGGTGAGCATCTGGAAGGTGATCAAACTATCAGCGGAAATCATATTTTCTATAAACAACTAGAAATATTAGACGGTTCAACAATCACAGTAACAGGTACGCTTGAGGGCTTCGGAGATACCCCTGCGGCAGGGTCTTCTTCGGCAGCAAGCTTGAGTTCGGCAGATGTTACACAGTTGATTGACGGCTCGATGGTATTTGAATCATTTGGAGGTGCCTAGTAATGGCTACAACAACACACTTTCTACAAGGATATGGGACAAATGGCAGTACAACCCCCCAGTTCCATGATATGCTAACTGTACCTGCTAAAAAGATAGCTAAAGTAAAGCTAACATCTCTTTCAGTTCAGAACACTACCAATGGGACCAAACAATATAATTGGAACGCAGGTCTTTATGTTACTCCCACAGGAACAACTACGAAGGTACTGATAGATGCTTATAAATCCCCAACAACCAATGCAAAGTCCCACTACACTATTTTCCCTACAGATGGACGAATGGGTAATTGGGCGACCGATGTAAATAATCAAATCCATGTTTCAGTCGATGATTACGCCGCCTACACCGCCTATGCTAGGAATAACAACAACGAAGCTCAGGGTTTCCTTAATCCCGAATTTTATCTCAACTCTGGAGATATTTTAACTTTTATGTGGAAGCATAATCAAAATCAACCTGATTACCAGTTTTTCCTACGGGGATTTTACTTACTAGAGGACGTTTCAGCATGAGCAAACTAATCGTAGATGATATTGAGTTGGCCTCTGGTGACATGCTCCCTATTCCAGCCTCTATACCGCAAGACGGTCTTATACCTGTTTCTAATGGGGCTATTTCTAGCGTAGGGCAAGCCCTTCCAACGTCTAATATGACGCTGCACCACGACTTTTCTACGGGGCAACCCGAGTATAGCACTTATACTCTTTCAGTTCCGAGTGACCAACTTTTTGGAGTTAGGGTGCTGTTTTCTAACTTTCAGATTTATAGCGGTGCCGGTTGGGATATAGTATATGATGCTATTACTGATGCTGATGATACTGTTTACAACCCTAACGATAATAACGGCGGGTTAAATACGGGAATGTATTATTCTGCGGTAGGGATTCGTGCGAGAAACTCAGTAAGTATGGAAGATTCGGGGTCAGGGGCGGGGCAGTCGGGTATCCATATGGGCGGCCCCCGTAGTTCAGTATCAGCCAACCTTAGCCAACCCGGTGTGCGAGCACAGGTAGAACACTGGGACCACTATATGTCCTTTGGTAAAGGGGTAACTGGTGGTAGATATTACAGAAAAGTTATTGCCCATGGTTTTAACCGAGACTACAATAATACATCTGGTCCTTTAGGTTATACTTTTGGTTCTGTTGAGTGGACGAACGACTACACCTCCACTACGACCAATGCTCAAAGCTCCCCTTTTACAACCTTAAAATTCCGCCACGAGACGAGCTATATGAGCATTTCGCAAGGGAAAATTTTTATAATGGAGATTAAGAAATGAGAAAGATTATTGTAGACTCCATACAATCTTCAAGCGGTACTCCATTAGATATATTTGAAAGTAACTCTACGGGAGGTGTAGTCTTTAAGGACAGTACTGATGGGGTTTTTAAGGACGCTAGTTTCCCCGCCGATATTAAGAAGATTAGGGGGCCTGTAGAAGGTACTTCAGCACAGTTCATTGAAATCCCACTACAAGACGCCCAAGGTAATGTTAAAGACGGTGTAGCTCTACACTTAGCGTATAACTATGAAAACACTATCGGGCATCCCGGCTACGCTTCTGGTAACCATAGTTTTGCTAGGGCGTTAAAAGTATATGTGAAAGACTCAGGCGGTAGTACTATCACAAGCGACGAAACCTATTTTAAGAGCTGCGGATTTCGACAAAATTGGTATGATGAAGAGTTTACCGACGCTGCAACCAGAGACTATCTTCCAATAGATAGCGGAAACCAACAAATCTCTAATCAGGCTGACCGAGTTAGTTACAGAGATGTAGTAATTAATCTGATACAGGATTCTGGGAAGTGGCACTTCTTAATGAACTACAAGGGCGCAGATACTAATTCGCAGCCCAACTTTAATATATCAGTAGTAAACGCTGGGGGTCATATGCAGTTCCCTTCAGGCACTCCTCATACTCTAGTAATCGAAACCGGAGCTACAGTAGGCAATGATGAAAACGCAATGACAGTATGGGATATGAAGGGGTACGCAGATGAGTAAAATTAAGGTTGATATAATTGAAGATTCTAGCGGTAACACTATCCGTTTTCCTCAAAATTCGCTTGGAGATGGCTACCTAAAAGTTTCCTCTACTGGACAGTTATCTACTGTTAGTGCCTTACCTTCCCAAACAGAGTTTGTAACAATCTATGACGCTGACAAAGATGGGGTATTGTCTGGTACTTCTATTGAATACATCCTCACACCTGAACAAGTATCTAAGATTTCTGCGGGTGCCCGTTGTATTCTGTTCTTCTCTAATGTCTCATATATGGACAACCAAGGATGGCAATTTATTAGTGGCACACCTGCAAGCGGAAGTAGCTTTTCATCTAACAGTCTATATCATTGGTTTGACCGATCTGGTGGATATCAACGGGCTTATGGAAGTTTCTCTTACATCCCCCAATACAGAGTAGGCTTTACCGCCGCTTTGGCAACCGAAATGATTGGTGGCGTGGGTGTGACGGAATTTCAGATCGCTAATGTTAATGGTGATCGTGAGCACATGACTTTTAAGAGTATTAGCGCCAAACAGTATGAAGGGCAGAGTAGGTATGAATATAATAGAGTGGAAGAGGTTTTAGGAGGTGCCCTTGGGCCTCAAGGGAATTGGTCTTACTACAAAATGGTATTTCCTAATACAACTGTTGGGTACGGCGGCGGAATTTCACTAATCATTCTAGGAGATGAATAATGTTTAAAGTAGTAAATGGAAAACGTATCAACCTTACAGCAACAGAGATTGCAGAGTTACAGGAGTTTCAGGAGCGGGAGCTGGCCAGAAAACCAGACCTAATGCGCTCTGTACGAAATCAAAAATTAGCGGAATGTGATTGGACACATACGTCAGATCACGACAATGGACTAACCACTGAAAAGAAAACAGAGTGGGCTACTTATCGTCAGGCGCTTCGTGATGCACCTAACCATGAAGAGTGGCCGAATATGGATGCACACTGGCCTACGCAACCAGAATAATCTCTTGCTATTACACTAACTAAGTGCTAAAATCTTACACAGTATTACCAATCAGTTTAGGCACCTATGACAGATGAAACCTCAGTGTTTCGGACTGTCCTGCTAACACCCCCCACATAATCATATATCCATGCATGTTAGACCACTAGAAGTTGCTGACCTCGCTCAGGTGATGGAGATAGCGAAATGGCTTCATCAGCACTCCCGCTACAAAGTATTTACCTTCGACGAACAAAAAGTTCTGCGGTTAATTGCAGGTAGTTTGTTAGAGGATACTTCCTTTTTTGTATCCGTGGCAGAAAAGGACGGAAAGATACTTGGGTACTTTCATGGGTATGTTGATTACCACTATTTCAGCGACATGAAGTACGCAGGAGATTGGGCGGTGTGTATTTTACCTAAATACAGGAAACACGCACCAAAGATTTTAAGACAATTTGTTTCAGCGTTTGAACAGTGGGGTCGTGCAAACGGCGCAGAAGAAATATCAATCGGGGCGTCTACTGAAGCCTACGGAACTGGATACAAAAAATTTCTACAACGTATGGGCTACAGGGATGTCGGTTTCCTAGCCGTGAAAGGATAAAACTATGAGTTTTAATAAAAAAACTACTAATGCGTTATCAGACACACAGATGGCTGATCTGAAGGCGGAGATTAACGCAGCAGCGGCGGCTAACAAAGCCCCTGCCGTAGATCTATCAGGTATCATGAGCGGGATAGGTGCTCTTGACACAGGGCAGGGCACTATAAATACGGGCATTTCTGGTGTTAGCGGAGATGTAACGGGTGGGTTTTCTGACCTTAATTCGTACTTAAATGACCAGTTTGGAAAAGCAGGTAACCAACGTGTCGATTCTGTTTACCAACTTGGTAAGGGGCTGCTTGATCTGAATAACCTGAACCAAGGCCGTGCCGATACTCTGGGGCAACAGGTTACCGAAGTAGGTGGTGATGTAACTCAAGGCTTTGCGGATCAGACTACACGCTTTGATACTTTGGATACGTCTGTCGGTGATGTACAGACGGGTGTTGATGCTGCAAATACTGGTATCGAAACTATGGGTGCAGAAATGGGCACCCGCTTCGACACCACGGATCAAAACTTCACCCAAGCTGGGGAAGCCCTGACCAAAGGCTTTACTGACACACAGGGTGATGTTGCAGCACTGCAAACGGAAGCACTAGCTGGGCAGGGTAGTATTTTATCTGACCTAGCTAAAGCTAAGACTGAGCGTGATGCGTACAACGTGGCTAGTAACGATGCGCAGAATACAATGCTCGAAAATCAAACTGGGTTTAAAACTAACTTTGATGATTACGTTAAGCGGTATTCCGATAATACAACTATACAGAACGAAACTCTGGGAGGCATCCAATCAGGCCTCACGGGTTTCGCTGGAGATGTTAATAATAGCCTAGCAAGTCTAAATTCCACAGTAGATAACAACGCAGCAGCGGCAGCAGCGGCAAACGCTGCACAAGCAAATAGCGTAGAAAAAATTCTGCAAGGCGGCTTCAACACCTTGGGTACTGATTTGAGCGGTGTTGATCAGAATGTTAGAGGTCTAGCGAACGGTATTTCTCAAGGTCAAGGTGAGTACTCTAATCAGTTTGAACAAGTCACTGGTCAGTTGAAATCACTATCACAGCTTAGTGGACTTCCTGACCAGATGCGTCAGCAATTCTATCAGCTTGGAGGCTCTTTTGATAAGCAGGGTAACCTGATCCAGAACAGCATTGACGAACAGGGTAATACGATCACCCGTGCTTTGGATAACCAAGGTAACATGATGATCCGCAAATTTGATGCCAGTGGTGCAAGCATGGGTCAGATGGCCATGAACCTGAATGACGTTATGGGCCAAATTAATCAGCTAGGTCTGGTACCGGGGGGCAATGCAGGCATGGGTAATCTATCACAACCACTGCAAGATTTAGGGACGGGCAACGGGGGGTTCATGTCGCCATTTGGCACAACTCAATAAAGGACTTTTTATGCATCCAAAATCAATCTCTGACCAAGGCCTTAACTTAATCAAAAAGTTTGAAGGTCTGCACAAAGTAGGGCCAGACGG